GCGCTTGGTCGGCATTCGGTGTCTCCTCTTGTCGCCGGGGTAGGTGCCGGCATGGAGCGAATGCTAGGCAGAGGGGGTGCCGCTGAAAATCGACCTTTTGCGCAAGGTGCGTTCTCGTTTGGAGAACCCTCGGGCGACCCCGATAACCCCGGATAGCCCCCGGCGCATATGAATCAAGGGCTTAGACATTGGGGTTGACCCCCGTCGCCCCCAATTTCTTCCCCGGATTCTTCCCTGGCGTCAGCTCGCTTTGCGCGTGGCTTGAGGGGTCTGCATTGCCGCTTCCAGGCGGCGCATCTCGCGCGCATCGGCATCGCCTTCAAGCCATCGGCTGTAGGTCGCCAGGAACTCTTTGACCGAGTGCCCCAGCTGCTTGGCGCCGAATGCCGGGTTTACGCCGGCCATGAGCAGCTGCGTCGCGTAGGTGTGGCGCAGGTTGTACGGCTGGCGGTACCGGATGCCCAGGCGAGCGAGGGTGCGCTTCCACCAGCGCAGCAGGTTGAGGTCGCTCCCCCATGCCTCGCCGGTCGGCCTGGTCCACACGAAGCCCCCGGCGATCTGGCTATGCGCACGCTGCCGCTGCAGTGCCGCCATGGCGCGGCTGTTGAGCAGCACCTGCCGCGGCGCCCCTGTCTTTGTGCTGTCCCTGTGCTTGCCGCGGATCACGGTCTCATGCACCAGGGCGCGGCCGGATGCCAGATCAATTGATGGCCACTGCAGGCCGATCAGCTCGCCCGTGCGCATGCCGGTGAAGCCCCAGAACTCGAAGACGTTCCATACCGACTCCGGGTAGTGCTGCCGCATTTCGTCGAGGATCGCCTCCAGCTCCTCGGGTGTGAACGGGTCCGGGTCCTGCCTGCGCGCCTTCTGGGCTTTGATCGTGGCCGTGACGTCCTCGGGCATGAGCTTGTCCACCACGGCGGCGCGCACCGCTTGGCGCAGCACCATCAGGTATTTGGTCTGCGAGCGAGGAGCGAGGTCCGGGTGCGCGGCAAGCGCGTGATTGAGGCTGCCGGCCTTCAGGTCCACAAGCAGCTGGTCGCCCAGCTTGCGCCCCTTGTCGTCGCACGGCGCCGCCTTCCAGAAGCGGGCTGCGGCGGCGTAGCCGGCGCGGGTGGTGGGCTGCACGCGTTGCGCGGCTAGCCAGTTGTCGAGGTGCTTGGAGAGCGTCAGGCCTTCGGCCGCCGCGGCCTCGCTGGGGAAGTAGCGCCCCAGGTCGAAGCGGCCCAGCTCGATGTCGCGGCGGATCTCGGCCGCCAGGCGCTCGGCGTACTTGATGGCGGCCGGCGTGGGCTGCACCGGCGCGCCATCGGCCTTCAGGGTGTAGCGGTGCTGGACTCCGCCGACCGTAAACGAGAGACGGATGCTGCGCTCCCGGACTTCAACCCCCGACCCCTTGCGACCCACTTCATCACCCCCTGCAAATCGACCCACAAGCGACCGTCTGGGTCGCGGAAATACTCCTGGCCTTCGAGCCAGCGTCCATCTTCAATCTTGCGCTCCATGGCCTTGACTGTCATGCCGGTGAGCGTCGCCGCCAGCGACAGCATCACGCGCTGCGCCGGCATGAGCTGCACCACGGTTGCGGCGGCTTGCGTGTTCGTTTCCATAGTTCCCTTCATCCTCCCGGGCTGGCACAGCATGCGCCATCCCGGGTTGCGTGGTCATCAGGCGGCGTTCGCCGTTTGGCCTACGGCCGAGGCAGCGGCGCGGTCCAGGCGCTCCAACTCAGCCAGGATCAAGGCGCCGGCCTTGACCAGCATCCGCCGCTCCGTGCCGGGCTTCCACCATTCGGGGGCCCACGGCCACAGCGTCGGCACATCGGCGCGCGGGTCGGCGTCCCCAACGCAATAGCACGCTGCTGCTGCGGCCATCTCGCCGCGCGAGTGCTCGTCGTCGTGCTCGGGCGTCCAGCCCTCGGCGCTGACCTGGCGCGCACGCTCCGCGAGCACGTCCTGTGCGGCGGGTGTGATCGCCTGCAATGCCTCGCGGTGGGTCATCTCCCGGTCCACCGCGCGCGCAACGTCCTGCACCGATGCGCTCCAATATTCCGGCCGCATGTCGCGCGCCTTCGCTGCGCTCTCACGGGTGTTGGCCATGGCGACCACGCCGCAGGCCGCGTGACACATGCGCTCGCGCTCCAGCTCGGCGCGCAGCGCGCGGATCTCGTCTGCCGCCTGGATGCACGCCTCGGTGTCCAACTGGTCCCAGCAGTGGCCGCCGGCGTAGTTCGCGGCCATGGCGCGCAGGCGGGGCTCTTGGGATTCGGTGGTGACCGTAGGCGGCTGGGTCAGGGCGGCGCGGGCCTGCCATGCCTCCCAGGCATGAGCCAGCCCGCCGGCCGGCGAGTAGATGCCGTGCTTCTCGTCGCGGAAGGCGAACCCTGCGCGGATCGCCCAGCCCTCGAACGCTGCGCGCTCGTCCGGCTGCGCCCCGCTGGCGGCGGGCTGGGCCAGGGCCGCGCGCACAACTTCCATGCGTTCGCGCAGCAATGCGTAGTTGCCGCCGTGCGGCGTGCCGTCGATCGTTGCCAGCGCGTCGCTGGCGGCAGTGCGCAGGTCGGGCACGGTGGTGTTGGTGTTCATGGTGTTCTCCGGGGTTATGCGGCGAGGGCGGCAGCCCACATGTCGGGCTGCGTGGCGCCGTTCTGGTAGACGATCTCGGGCAGCACGGTGTCGGCGGTGGGCTCGTCGCCTTCCCAGCCGTCCGGCCACGTCTCGGCGGCGATCAGCTCGCGGATGCGCGCCTCTTCCTTGGCGTTGATCAGGCTGATCTCGGGCCGGCGCAGGGCGCGCGCCGCGGCGTTGCACTCGGCCTGGATGCCCAGGACGCGCTCCAGCGCCATGGAGCGGGCCTCCAGCGTCAGCGGGCCCATGCGCTGCGGGTTCTTGGCGATCGCGCCCGACTTCAGGCGCTCGGCGCCGGCCTTCTTCAGGCGGTGCTGCGGTTCGCGCAGCTCACGCCACAGCCGCTTCAGCCCGCGCAGCGGCGCCAGGTACTGCCAGTGCGGCAGGGCCAGCACCGTCTCCAGCGCCTTCTCCTCCTGGGCCAGCGGGCAGCCGATGCAGCCTGTGCGCGCGTTGATCTCCTCGGCCTCGTCGCCGCCGTAGGCGTCCGCGATGGCGGCCGTGCTCCAGTCGCCGAACTCGGCCGCGGGCGCCCAGTGCTTCAGCCACTCCCACACGTGGCACACGCGCCAGTGCAGCAGCGGCGCGAGGGTTGCAATGCGGCCGCGCAGACCCTTCGCGTTCGGCAGCACCTGCTGGTACCAGCCTTGGCCGCACTCGGCGCCATCCTTGCTGCAGCTCATTTCGATGCGCCGGTCACGGATGGCGCTCTCGCCCTGGCGCACGCCGGTGATCATCAGGAAGTTGCCTTGCAGCTGCAGCGCGTCCAGGCGCTGCTCCAGCGCGTGCTGCATCGGGTCGATCTTGATCTGCCGCGTGCACCACCTCAGCGTGTTGTTGTTCGGCGGCGGCACACCGCGACCCAGGATGTAGACCATAAAGCGCTTGTCCATGGGCGCACGCACCACGTCCACCTGGATGCCGCGCTCGCGCAGCTCGTCCATGATCTGTTCGGCTGCGATGGCCAGCGGCGGCAGCTCCTGGCGCGTGTCGGCGTAGAAGATGGTCAGCGACTGCGGCGCCGCGATCTGCCCGGCGTCGATCAGCCAGCAGATCATGGTGAGCGTTGCGCTGCTGTCCTTGCCGCCTGACCAGGCAATGCCCCAGTGCGGATGGTCCGGGCCGTAGGCCTGCAGCGACTGAATCGTGAGCTCGATGCTCTCGGTCATCTGCAGGCGCTGCGCGGTGGCGTCGAAGAAGCTGCTCTGTATGCGGCTCATCGTCCTGTCCTTCCCTCGTTTCTTCGTTGAGCCGGGGCGTCCACCACCCCGGCCCACCACCCCGATCACGCGCCCAACGCGTGCGGTGCGGTGATGCGGTGCACGGTCAGTGCACCCTCTTGAACTCCATGACCCACACCCACGGGTTCGCGCCCCATGAGCCGGCGCCGTTGATCTGCTCCCACAGCAGGCGATAGCCGCCCACGTAGTCGACCTCGGCCTCGTAGTGCGCGGCCATGCCGATGCGCTGCGCCGCGGCCTGTGCCTGACGGCTGCGCTCGGTCTGGTGCGTCGGGCACTTGCTCCACTCGACGCCTTCGGCGATGGCCTCGGCCCTGCTGCAGTCCTGCAGCCGCTCCACGCGCACGCTGGTCAGTTCCAGCGTGATGCGCGATGCCCAGCGGGGCATGTGGATCGAGGGGCGCCAAAACTCCATCGTGTCGCCCTCGTCCGCCGCGTAAATCACAGCAGAGCCGTCAGGGCGGCGCGACGGTATGTGGCGGTACACGTCATAACCACGCTCAAAGGCCTGCCACGTCTCGCGCACCCACAGTCGGTCGCCGGGTCGGCCGTAGGGACACAGTTCGGCGGCCGCCTTCGGTCGCACCCACGACGGATCTGCAGGTTGCAGGCAGGCTGCCAGGCCCGGAGTGCGGTGCGTGATCTTCACGGCGCGCCGCGTCTGCGTCTTGGTGCCAGCCAGCAGCGCCCGCACCATCGGCGCGCTGAAGAGGATGGGGCGCTCGCGCGCCGCAGTGGTTGCGGCGCTCATCTCAGTGCCTCGCCTCGCTGGTGGCGATGAACGCGTCCGTCGCGTCCATCACGGGCGCCTCGTCGTCGAGCAGGTCGGCTTGCTCGGGGTGGTCGGCGTCGAACGCGGCCTTGCTGCCGTCGATGGCCTCTTGCTTGGGCACCGGCGGCGTGAGCGTGATCACGATGCCCTGGCCGTTCTTCTTCCACAGCATCCCGGCCGCTTCTTCGTCCAGCTCGCTGGTGCCCACCCGGAAGCTCAGGTCCACGCTGCCGCCTTCGCACGGGTGGACCTTGAAGCCGTCCACCTTGCACGTGCCCAGGCGGATCGCGCTGCCGTCGTCGATGCCGTGGGCCACGGTGACGGCCCAGCCCTCGAAGCTGCGCTCCAGGCTCAGCGAGCCGATGCCCTGGGCGCGCAGCAGCGGCGTGGACTCCTCGATGCCGTCGAGCTGCGGCTGACCGTCTGCAGCCTTGTAGAGGGACATGCGCAGGCCCGGGGCCAGCGTGTCGAGGATCGTGTTCGGCGCGGTGATCGTGATGCCCAAGCTGACGGCGGGCACGCGCTCGTCGCCGTGCATCTCGGTGCGACCGGTGAAGCTGGTCAGCTTGGCCTGGGTGTCGGTGAGTTGGAACTGCATTTCCGGTTTTCCTGTCGTGAGGTGAGGGGCGGGATCAGTACGGAACGGCCTCGGCCTCGATGCCGGCCGGCGTCTTGCCGCACTTGCACGCTCCGCAGCCGGCGCACTTCTCGGCCAGGGCCTGGGCGTGCGCCTCTTCGGCGGCGATCTGCGCCACGGTCTCAGCGGGCAGGCCCAGGCGCTCGGCGGCGCGCTGGATTGCGTGGTCGGTGTTGCCGTGCACCTGGCGCATGGTCTCGACGGTGCTGGCTACGGTCGCGCGGGAAACGATGGGATCGGGCATATCGGTCTCGGTTGTGGTCATGCGGTGCCGGGCGCTGGCCCGGCGGGTTTTGAACTTGGAGCGGTGGGGCATCAGGCCGGCACGGCCTTGGCGGCACCCTCGGCCTCGGCGATGGCGGCGCGGGCCTCGACCATCTCGGGCGCGTGCTCGATCAGACCCTCTTCGTCGCTGTCGGCCATCGACGTCACCAGGGCGCGCAGCGCCTTCAGCAGCCGCGGGGCCGCATCGCGCAGGCGCTTGTCGGCTGCGGCGCGGGCTTCTTCCTCGCGCTGGCGGGCCGCGGCGGCTTCACGGGCCACGCGCTGCGCCTCGGCCAGCTCGGCGGCGGCCTTGCGCTCCTCGGCTTCGCGCGCCTCCCGTGCAATGCGGTCGGCCTCGGCGCGGGCTGCGGCGGCCTGGCGCTCTTGCTCGGCGAGGGCTTCGCGCTGGCGGCGCATCTCCGCTTCGTGGGCCTCGCGCTCGGCGCGCAGCTTCGCCTCGTGCTCGGCCCGCTCCTTGTCGCGCTTCAGGGCCGCAGCGATCTCCTCGGCCTCGCGCTGCTCGCGAGCCTTGCGCTCTTCCTCGGCGCGCGCGGCGGCGGCCTCCTCGTCGCGCTTCTTCTGCTCGGCGCGCAGCTTGGCCAGCTCGGCGCGCTCCGCGGCGAGGCGGGCGGCTTCGGCTTCGCGCTCCACCGCGGCAGCGTGCATGTCGCGCAGCTGCTTCAGCGTGTCGGCCTTTGCCTCCTCGGCCTTGCCGCGGTACTCCTCGAAGTCGTCGCCGATGGCAAGCGCCTCGATGTCCGCGATGTGCTGGGCGATCTGCTCGGCGGTGCAGCGCAGGGACGCCACCACGATGGCCTCGATGTCGTTGGCGATGCGGTCCTGGTGCGCCTTCACGCGCGCCGCCTCGGCCGCGGCCTTCGCCTGCTTCTCGGCTTCCTTGCGCTGCTCCTCAGCCTTGATCTGGGCGTCGTAGTGCTCTTCGCCAGCCAGCAGCTTCGCAGTGAGCTCGCCGGCAAAGCTGTCGATGGCCTTGCCCAGGGCGAGCACCGGGGCCTTGGCGTCCTTGCGGGCCTTCTCGACAGCCAGGCGCGGCGTGCGCCAAGCGGCTCGGGCGGCGATGGCCGACTTCATGCCGGCGGTGGTGCTGATCTCGGCGATCAGCACGTCCTTGGGGTGCTGCTTCTCCAGCTCGGCCAGGCCCGCGGCGATCTTGTCGAAGGCGCCCACGTGCGTTTGCACGGTGGCGATGTTGGAGGCGATGCCGGCGACAGCGGCGGCGGCGGTGGTTTCTTGAGCGACGGTTTCCATGTCCGTTTTCTCGGTCTGAAATGAGGGGTCAGGCGGCCAGCGGCATCGGGCGGCGCAGGGCGGCCTCGTGCTGGTCCACCACACGGCGGAAGTCCATCAGGTCGGACTCCAGGGCTTCGATTGCGTCGTCATCGCGGCGGATGCGCTGGATGAACAGGCTCTTGCCCACCGGTTCCAGCCAGGGGCAGAACACCACTAGGTCGCACCAGGCGCGGCCGGTGATCCAGAGTCCGCCCAGGATCTGGTCGCGGTACTCGTCGGCCGCGTGGGCCGGGTCCGTCCAGATCAGGCCCAGCTTGTCGCAAGCGGCCGGGCACTTGATCTCGACCATGCCCACATCGCCCACGAAGCCGTCCGTGCTGTAGCCGAAGGCGCCGTCGTCGGTGAAGACGATGCCGGCCTCCATGGCCAGCGAGCCGGTGTGCTGCTCGTAGGCCTCGCGCGCTGCGGGCTCCAGCTCGGTGCCGCGCTTCATGGCCCACGTGACGAAGGTGTCATCCAGCGACGTGCCGCTGATGCGCTCCATGGCCAGGGTCCATGCGTACTTGATGGCCTCGCTGCTGGGGTCGCCCGCCTTGCGGTCGCCGCTGGCGCGCTTCAGCTTCGAGCGGGCATCACTGAAGCGGCTGGCGGTGATCACGCCGGCGCGCGCGGCCAGCCATTCCTGCGTGCCCTGTTGGACTTGAAGGAAGCGCATGGCTCAGGCCTCCAGCGCTTCGCCGCGCACCGCGATCAGCTTCTCCAGCCGCGTGCGCTCCTCGCCCTCGGGCAGCGTGGCCACGTCGTCGCCGATGAGCAACAACACCTGGGCGTCGCTGCAGCTGCCGATGCGCTGCTCCAACGCCACCACGTCCAGGCCCGGGGCAGCATCGGCGGCCGGCATGTCCACGGTGCGCGCAGCGTCGGCGTCGATCGCGGCTTGCTTCAGGCGCGGGTGGTGCTCGGCGAGGTGCTTGCGGTTGGCCGGGCCGGTGGACTTCCAGAATTCCTGGTACGCGGCCACGCCCTCGGCGGCGGCGTTCTCGGCGGCCTCCAGCAGGCCGGCGGGCATCTGCGGTGCTTCGGGCGCCTGCGGCTGCACGGTGTTGGCCGGGCCCATGTTCTTGGGTGGCGCGATCTGCTCCAGCTCGTCGGGCGTGTAGATGCCCAGGATGGCGCCAGGCGTGTAGAGGCGGGCCCAGTTCTTGGCCTGCAGATATCCAAGCTGCTGTTTCGGGTTCGTCTTCCACAGCGGCGAATTCCTGGTCGTGACCGACTTCATGCACAGCCACTCGCCCCAGGTGATCTCCTGCTCGCCACGCAGCACCGCGCCCGCGCGGCACTCGACGGCTTCGCCGGTGCCCTTGAACTCGTACTTGAACGTGCCGTGGATCGCGCCGCTGGCCTGCACCACCGCGATGACCAGTTGCGCCTCGTAGCCCAGCGTGCCGTTGACCACGTGCGTCTTCTGGGCCACGGCGTAGGGGTTCATGCGCCACTGCGCGGCCTGCATCGCCACCGCCAGGCAGTCGCCCGTCTTGCCCTGCAGGTGCTTGGGCACGGTGATGGTGGCCTTGGCCATCTCCTGGGCCACCACGGCCAGGGCGTTCATGGTGGTGGCGTCCATCAGCAGGTCCAGCGCGCCAACGCGCGTCGGGCCTGCGGCCATGGCGGGCTGCTGCTCGATGGGGGCGGCCAGGGCCAGCGGTTGTTCGGTCATCGTGTTCATGTGGTCCTCGGGTCAGTGAGAGAGGGCGCGCACCGCAGCGCGCAATGCGGTGAAGGGGCGGGCCCCGATGGCGCGCCAGGCGGTCCAGCAGGCGGCCACGCGGCGGCCGGCGCCGGGGATCTGGATGTGCGCCGTGGCGGCGCGGGAGGCGGTTGCTGCGTCCACGGTCAGGCTCCCTTGCAGAAGTCGATGAGGGCGCGCACGCCGCGGCGGCGCTGGGTGGTGCCTCGCACGATCCAAAGGCCGGTGCCGGGCCAGAAGTCCACAAGCTGCTTCTGTCCGGCTCGCACAACCAGGTGCGCGCCGTCGTTCTTGCTTGTGAACTGGATGCCTTGCTCGGCCAGCATCTGCGCGCCCTCGGCGCGGTTGTTGGCGCGGCGCTGCTGGTCGGCCTGGATGTCGCCTTTCACGGCGCGCCAGAAGTCGCCTACCGTTTCGCCGTCGTCATCGTCGCGCGGGCTCTTGGGAGGCTTGATGCCGTGCGCGTCCTTGCGGTGCTGGCTCAACTGCTCCGGCTGCGCAAAGCGGCGCGTGCACTTGTCGCAAGCGTGCGGCTTCTCTTGCTTGGCCGGCTGCTGGGTGGCGGCCTTGACCTTGCGGCGGTGCGCGTCGCGCTCGCGCCAGATGTCTCCGATGTCTCCCATGTCAGGCTCCAACGAGGACGCGGAACGCGTAGCCCGCGAGCGCAATCAGCGCCGTGCCGGCCATCACGATCAGCTCGGGTGCGATGCGGTTCATGCGGCACCCCGGCGCAGCTTCTTCAGCTGCTCGATGTCGGCACGGATCAGGGCGCGCGTGGCGGCCTTCACTTCGGCGCAGTTCCGGCGCGGCAGAAGGATCTGCAGCGCGCGCTCGATGACTGCGGCGCTCATGCCGCGAGCCTCGACTGGTAGGCGTCGATCGCCGCATCCGTCTTGGCCGCCTCGCACTCCAGGCGGTAGTCGCGCTCGCACGCGGCTTGCCACAGCTCGGCCGTCCTCGTGTCGATCAGGTCGGCGTCCAGGCCGTTCACGCGCTCCAGGATCACCAGCGGGCTCACGCGGCCGCTGGGGTCCTCGTCGGTCTCAATGCGGTACTGCAGCAGCACCGGGCGAATGCCGGCCTGCATGGTGCAGGTGTAGACGCCGCGCTCTTTGGAGGCGCCCAGGTACTGCTCCAGGTTGCTGATCTCGCGACACAGCGCGTGCACGTGGCCACGCAGGTTGCTCGCCTCGATGCGCGAGGCGCACAGCTCGCGGCGCAGCAGGCGCTCGGCGTCGGTGCGGCTCGTGAGGTCGTCGCCGTTCTCGGCGGCGCGGGCCTCGCCGAGCTGGGCGCACGTCGCGGCGATGCGCTCGGCGCGGTCCTGGGGGCGGGTGGTGGCGATGGCGGCCATCACTTGCCCTCCGCTGCGGCGCCGTCATCCATCGGGTCGAAGACGCTGCCGTACATCGCGCGGTGCATCTCGTTCGCGGCAGCAAACGGACTCCCTCCCGTTTCGCGCTGCTCCATGGCGATTGCCATGATGTCCATGCCCTTGATCTGCTCGCGCAGCGCTTGCACCTCTGCATTCAGCCGTTGGATCTCCGCGTCGCGCGGGTCCGCCTGCGCCACCGTGCCGCCGCCTTGCACCTCCGCTGCAGCGATGGCCTTGTCCAGATCGTCGCGGGCGCCGTTCCGGCTGCTCAGCAGGGAGAAGTAGTTCGGAGCGTTGGGGCCCTGCAGCTCGCGGTTGTCCAGCGCGTCCTGTGCGTCCAGGAAGTCGGTCAGCGCCGCCACCACGTTCAGCAGCTCGTCGCGCTGCTCGCGCAACTTCTGCGCCTCGGCAGCCAGTGCCGGCGCAGACGCCACCAATTGCGCTCTCGC